CTGAATCATATCAGCAAAACCAGTTATTCTATTAACTAACGAATCTATACGTCCTTTATACATTCTAGGAGCACATATAGTGTAATTCATTTTTACTTTATTAGTATCAGCATTTGGCCTAGTCATGTTTTCAGATAAACCCCAATTTAGCATCATTGGATGACCTAATATTTTAGCTCCTGAATAAAGCGTTTCAATAGTTCTAGAAACTCTTTCAAAATTATCATTAGCAGGTGGATCAAAAGTATCAGGCTTTTCTAATGCTTTTTCTAAACCTGTGTTTGTTTCTTTTATTTTAAATACTTGATCTGAATAAGTTTTATACTCAAAATAAACTACTTGAACAGTTTGAGAATCACTTCTACCACTCCAATTTCTTAAATACTCTTGATTACCAGGGTATTTTTGTATTTGAATCATTTCCTCTTCTGTTAGGTTAGGAAATTGCATTTTAAGATCTGATAAAGATATAGACTTAACTTCACCAGCATAATAAATATCTTCAAAATTAGGATCTTCAGTATATGAATATATTAAAGAAGCTGGATCAACATATTCAACTACAACACCTTCTGCTCTATTCCAGTTTGTTTTAACAGCACCAATACCTAAAATAGTTAAATCATTAGAAAATCTACGTCTTGTTAGATCGTATCTATTTTTATCTAATATATTATTAATAACTTCTTCTTCAGCTATTTCAATTGATTGTTTATAATCTAATTGTAAATGTAGTTGTAGTTCTTCTTCGCTTTCTAAACCTAATTCTTTACTAGCTTTGGTTTGAACTTCAACGCCTAATGTATCTCTAAGTTGTTGTATTAATTCTCTTTCTTTTACATCACGCATTAATTCTTTAGCATACTCAGTTCTTTTCTTTGTAGAAAAAGGATCTATTGCATATGCTTTTACATCGTAATTTCTTTGAGACATACCATTAACAACTATGTCTACAAATTTAGATATAACAGGTACAGGTTTCCAGTCTAAGTTTAAATAAGATAAATCTCCATTAATAGCTAATTCATCTTTGTATTTTTGAACAGGTTGTTCACCTCGTGCATAAAGTCTTAAATTATGATAGTTAGCATAGTTAGTTGCATATCCGCCAACTCCAGCACCACCTCTATAATTCCTAAACCATTCCCCTTCTATGGCTCTACCTACGGCAAGTCCATATTCTAAAGTAGCTTTCTCTGCATCAGGTACTACCTGGCTTGGAAATGAACTATTATTACTATAAGAAATCTGATTCATTTATTTATTTTATTATTTTTGAAATTGCCCCATCATTATCGTATCTTTTAATACCTACTTTAATAGGTTGGTATTTTTTTTCATGATTTGGTCTGTATCTATTTTTGTTACAAGCCATTATAGCTAAACCAGAGCTTATAGAAGCATCATGTTTAGTTCTATTGTTTATATTAAAAACAGCCCAGTCTTCTAACGTCTTTTGATGGTACATATCACCATGTCCAGTCTCTGTTGAACCTATGTGTTCTTCTATGTAAGACTCTATTGCTGCGGCATGTGCTTGTTTAATATCTTCACTTGAATTAGGTATTCCACCTATTTCTTTTTCTGTTACAGATAATTTATTCCAAATTTTATCAGGACGATTAATTGAAAAACCTCTATAACCTCTACGTTTAAAATAATATAATAATCTAGGTTTATTGTTTTCAGCTAATATCGGCATGCCATAAAAAACACAAGCCATTAAAACATCTTCAAAGAATATTTCAGCTGTCTGTGGTCTTGATATATATTCTAAAAAGAAATGATTAGGTGGTGCATCTTCCATAGAGAACTTAGTTAGTCCATGTAAAGCTCCATTAGATCCTTTACCGTCTACAGTTCCTGATATGTCATAACTATCACAACCAAACGCTCCTATGTGATCGTTACCGGGGTATTTACCTCCATTTTTATTAATTATTTTATTCTGAATACCAGCAGGTGGCACCCAGCTAATTTTAAATCTACCATCTTTATTAGGAGAAAATATAACTTTACTATCTTTTATACCACCTTGCCACATAAAGCTACCTGTAGTAACTGCCGCTACATTATTAGATTCTAAATTATAATCTATCTGCTGATATATTTTTGTTAAATTAAATAAACTTTCTTTAGCCTCATCTCTAAAAGCATGCATTTCAGTTCTTGGAAATTGACGGTAATATTCGTTTAAACTGTCTTGATCGTCTTTTAATCCTTCAACTTCATTTTCCCAGTGCTCGATAACGCCTGTTGTAATGTCATAACCGTCGACTCCTTTGATTGTATTTTTTTCTCTAATGAATACAGGTGATCCGTGAGAATCCATGAATCCTTCGTAGTTCCATTCCATAGGGACGAACAAAGAATAGAGTCCAGAAGAAGTTTGTCCGTTACGATTTCTTTTTGTAACGTCTGAATTATAGTATAACTTTTTGAAATTGTTTCCACCTTTATCTAATGCGTTTGAAGTTGAGCCCATCATACACTTGCCTACGATTCTTGATCCTAGCCTTAGTGTTGTTTTTGTAACTCGCCAGTTGTTTAGTATGTTGTCCGGTCTTTCCCATTTTCCGCTTTCGTCGTGTGCTAATAATTTTAATTTCTCACCATCGTAAGAGTTGTCACCAGTATTTTTCCAGTCAATTGTTGTATCGAGTCCATCAAGTTCTCTTAGTTGCTCATTACTTTCAAGCTTTCTTCTAGTAAGTTTTGAAGCCGGAACCCTATACGCCAGTTCTGTCTTAGGACGATCCATACCGTCTTGGATCGGCTTGAAGAAAAACGGATAGTTAACGGATATTGGCACAACTTTATCTGTAAACATTTTTTTAGCATCTGATCCAGATTTAGATAATATACCGAATCTGGCATCACTGGATATCGTCGCTTGATTGACAAGCTCTGCTGAGGACATAAATGAAAATCCAGACCTTCTGTTTTTAAGGTAGCACATGCCGTAACATCTGTTATCTGCCTTGCATGCTTCCCAAAATATAAAGAATAATCTATTTGCTTCTCTATAGTCTGGTGCTCCAACGTCGATCTTTGACCATTGTAAGTACATGTAGTGAGTACCAGTGATATATGTAATAATACCTTTATTATAAAACCAAAAGCCTTGATCTCTTCTAATAAATTCTTCATCAATATAGTCATACCATTTTTCTTTAAACTCAGTTGGATATTCTTCCCAGTCAAACCTACTTTTAATTCTACTTAATTCTTTTGGATATTCTGCTTTTCCCCATCTTTGATCCGTTTTAATTTCGCTTCGTTTAAACGGTTTATTTGTTGCTGGTAAAGCAATCCTGAGATCTTGTATTTCAATGATTTGTCCAATTTGTCCAGTTTTACTTATTACTATAAAATCATAATCAGAGTTATAACCATACTCCCATTTTTTTAAACGATTATGTTTCTTTAATATTTTAGGGTTAATTAAATTTTTAACCTCTTTCCAAAGAGTTTGCTCGTACATTACTTGCTTCTCCCCTCTGCAAAACCTTTAAATGTTTTTTCTACTTTAATTTCTTTAGGTTTTTCGTTTAGTATATCTTCTTCTAATTGTATTCTTGTTAGTATTTCAAAAGCGTCGAATATAGCTAATTTTTTAGTTGCAGCAGCATTTTTTAATCTATCAGCTGAGATATCATCTCCTGAGTCAACAATCTTTTCTTGTGCTACTTTAATAAGTTCCTCAACTGCTTTTTGCCCAGCTTGGATTATTTTCAGTTTCGTTTCCTTTATATTCATGGGTTAAAGCTATATCATTTGATTTCATACAATAAAGTCGCTCACCATCTATTATAAACTCAAATTCAGAGTTTGGGGTAAACGTAATAAGTGTTCCAGGTGTGATTCCTAGTGCTTCTAGGGTATTATTAGTATATTTCACTATACCAACATTAGGTTGTTCTTTTCTATTCTGTAAGAAGCTTTGGTTTTTTATTGGCTTTATAAAACAGTAATTTAAATGTGATTTTAAATTATACATATAAATCTGTTCAGGTGAAACAAAATAAAGATTATCTTTAAAATAAGTTGAACTATTTCGTTCTTTACCTTTTTGATCATACCATCTTCTAAATATATTATGATGAATATAAACTTCATCTCCTATATTTATTTTAGTTTTGAAAGCCGCTGGAGTAGAAACTACAACCGCTTTCTTACTAATAAATTTATGATCTTCAATACCTGCGTTAATAATAAGTTTTTTACCACTTATTGTTTTTATATTATCGTATCTTTCTTTTAAAGGTTTTACGATAAAGCTATATAAGCTATTCATTAATATTTAAGATCGTATTCTACAGAAACTGCCATATTAGAGTTAAACTTTTTCCAAGGCAATACTTCGTCGTTTTTAGTTATGTATATATTATACGATTGATCTTCAGCTTCAAAAAGAATATCACTAATAACGTGCTTGCCATAGACTTCTTGCCCAGTAGCATAGTGCATAGCTTCGTTTTTGTAATCAGACCCTATACTAATCTTTCTTATTACTTTCGACATTTTCTTTTTCTATCTCAGTATAAGTACCATCTTTTAAGCTAATATTTACTAGGCCATATTCTTTTTCAAGAATTTCTTTATAATCTTCTACTTCTTTATTAATACCAGCAATTTCATGCAATAAGCCGTGCTTTTGAGTTTCTAATACACCTATATTACTTATTAACTCATTAAGTTGTTTTTGTTGTTCTTGAATTAATAATAATTCTTCTTCTTTAATTTTCATTTGATTTGATTTAATTGTTTATTTATCTGTTACTTATATATTTACTTGTATAAGTAATTTTTTACTATTCAGGATCTGGAGTTGACCAAGCTGATGTTGCCATTAAAGTTAAAGCTTCGTTTTGGTTCATTACATCACCAACAATAGGTAAGCTACCATCTGTAACAAAACTTGGAGTTACTCTGTAACTTAATAACCCTTGAGTATTGGCTAAATTTCTTCTCATTGATTGTGCACTTTGCTGATCTACTTGAGAAAATAAAACTAAGTTAGTATCACTTAACTCAATTACTATATAACTTTTATTATTCATTTTTTTTATTTTAATATTTCACGATTCAATAGGAGTTATCCCAAGCTCTAGTAATCTAGCTAACCAATCCGCTTTATTATTGAATTCTTCAACTACAGGTTGTCCAGTGTCAATATCAGTTCCTTTAGGTGCAAATCCATAATGAACAATTGTTGAGTCTTGATTTCTTGCTATAAACCACGTGTCTTCTGTTGTTACTTGTTTCATTGGTTTTTAATTAATTATAGTATCACTTGATATAGTCCAGCCAGCACCTCCGCTTGCTACTGCGGTTGTTAAAAAAGTTCTCGCAGCTGCCGCATTAGCGAAATTACTCCCGCCTGGTCTAGCATTATCATATGTTTTTCCATTTTGATTTGATGCATTTACATTATATGGATAACCATTTATTTTAACACTATTTGCCCATCCTACAAATGAATCAGTATAATTATTAGTTGACATTCCATTTTGATACATCATATACGTCATAGTTGTAAGACCAGAGCCTAAAGTCCAAGCACCTACATTGTGATTAAAACTTGCGCTTCTTAACATATTTGTTAAATTAGTTGCACCAGAAACATTCCAAGATGAAATATCAGAAGTAAAACCAGATGTTGCGGCACTAGATAAATTCTTAAACCCAGTACCGACAACATTAGAAACATCCCAAGAGCTTATATCTCCAATATTTCCTACAGTTCCTGAGAACATAGCCTCTATATTTGTAGCACTACTCATGTCCCAGCTTGATAAATCTATAGAACCACCTTGAAAATTAACACCAGAAAACATATTACCAAAAGTTGTTTGATTACTTACATCCCAACCTGTAAAATTATTAGAGCCTGGAAATTGACTAAGGTTAAAGGAGTAAAAAAGGCTTGTACACTGTGATAAATCTGGATAATCTGTTGCTGAAATAGTCAAATTAGGCACAGTTCTAAATGAGTTACTAAGATTTGTCCAAGTAGATTTTCCCCAGTGTTGTAATTCTCTAACATTACTTTTTGATGTGCTAGAATTCATTACTAATGTATTTAAACCCTTATATACTCCACCAACTGTTTCACCTATTTTAATAGTAAATAGTCCTGCTGTTGCGTATGGTGGAGAATTAGTTTCTTGATAACTTGTGTAAGAAATAAAGCCATTGCCCTGACCCCAATCAACTCTAAACTCTGTTTCACCACCTGGCCTTGTTCTTAAATTAAAACTTTCTCCTGCAGCCATTTGAGCAGTAAATTGGAAAGATTCGCCAACAACAAATGGAGCTACTTCTTTTACTCTATCTAACACATCCATATTCTCAGATAATGCATTTCCTGAACTGTAAGGAGCATCTCCTTTAATTTCTATTGTGCTATTTCCTAAACCATTGCTAGTATATCCAACTCCATTTATAATATCATTATTTGCCATATTTGCTGTACTTACAGCATTACCACCTGTTGATGTTCCTTCATTTAAAGCTGTCCAAACCCCAGAATTAAACGAACTATTAGAACCTAATTCCCACCAGGATAATGGTTTTGCAAATGATAAATTATTCAGATTAGCAGTTCTTTGATTGTTGTTAAGCTCTGTTACTTGCGCGCTTGTTAAACTAAAATTAAAAAAGCTAAAGTTTGAAACATCACCAGCAAAATATTTAGTTAATGGATATGCGTTTCCTATGTAAGCATTATTTCCAGAAAAATCTATTGAATTAGGTAGTGTTCCGGAAAATGAAAC